GGCTGACAAAGGAATAATAGGAGAAGAAGAGATTGTCAGCCTTCGCGCTAGCCGTGTTCCCAAGCCCAAGGCTTTTCGTCTCATAAGGACGGATTCGGATACATGGCTTGAAGCTCTTGAAGAGAAACAAGAGCTCGATCACGTTAATCGTGAAGGTCTCGTCCATCTATGTGACTTAGCGGTGGATCACCGTGAGGTCAAAGGACAAGAGATAGATGAGACTAGCGCAATCTGGCGGAGTGTTGATGATGATAGACGCTATGATTTTGACCAGCCAGGGTCAGGTCATTGGCGCCGGGTGGTTCCCCTCCCAAAACCCCTCACTCTTACCAATGTGGCTTCATCCGCTGCCATTGTCTGTACTCTTGAGCGCACGGCAGTCAGCGATTTCAACAATTCCTACGGTACTTCCTTTCTAGCTCTATCTCCGACAACACCGTCCAAGCTCCAAGCACGCCCCCATCCTTTCTTAGAAGCTGTCCGCTATTGGTTCACAAGGAATCTTCTGTTCGCTTTGAATGGTAGACGCTTCTTTGATCTTGGAGCCGGCCCTCTCTTATCTCACAATTGTCACAGACTTGTCTATGGCAAGATGCTGAAGGACAAGTTCTATGATGGTGAGGACACTTGCTCATGTCCTCCTCTCAGTTGCCAGCATGTGGCGAAGTGCGTTGACTGCATTGCGGTTGATGTGCTTTACTACTTTGGCAAGGAGGAGTACTACTTCCTGCGTCGCTTCCAACGAGTGTTTGTAACTTACCACGCATTCACTGACGTTGGACAACCCTTCACTTACTGCAATGATGAAGCACGGGTTGAAATACGGCACACAGGTATGAGTAGCACTGTTGTCATGACCTCGTCTTCTCGAGGTATCACCCAGCCATTCTGTTACACGCACAAACTGATTCGGCTGGAAGACACTGAGATGTTCACTGATGGTGTTGTCAGGTGGGTGCTCGCAAGGCGCGGAGCACTCGTCATGGGTCCTGGCGCTTATGTACTAGCAGAGCTCGTGCAGTCAGCAATGGATCTGCACGATGTTCCGACACTGCTAGTGGAACATGGATTCGGAATACATTCTTGTTATGCTTACCATCGCAGCTTTGCTTGCGGTTCCGGTAAGACCCAAGTCTCACTCATTGAGTTCCGGATCCTTGTTGGGGAGATGCCATGCACGGATCGTTTGTTTAGCCCTGTTCTGGTACAACGACTTGTAGCATCTACAGCTAAGACTCGCGAGGAGTTTGCTGGTGTTTTCCCAACAATAGCGCGGACCATGAATGAAATCGCATATGCCTCTGATGTGTTCCAATTGGAACCACACTTGCTCACTGCCATAGCTAAGCGCAAGATGGATGAGCAAGTTGCCAAAATCACTGATGCGATGTTCTCTTCTAGGCTGGTAGCTTGGTTGCTTGGTGTGTGGGTGTTTTCATGGCCGAAGCTGCGATACGCCTATGCCTGGCTCAAGCTACGTCGATCTCTGTTTCCTTTCCTCGGGTGCTTTCTTGCAACTTTGATAGCTATCTTCATACAAATAGCCGGCACCGAGACTTTCCATGTGCTTTGGAAAGTGCTAGTGTTCCTAAGCCACTATCTCATTCCTGCTCTTCCCACACTAATTGGCTGCGTATTGACTCTGTGTGTAGCTCGTGTAGATTTTCGCCGTTACCTACCATACTCTTGCTTGCCACTACATCTACACGAGGCCAATTACTTGGGAGCCTTCATCCCGGCATTAGCACCTCATCGACGGTGTTCATGGCTAGTGCCGTTCATTGAATCTTGTCTCGACATCTTCTTCTGGCCACTATCAATGGCACTCGAGGCATGGCTAGGACATTATGCTTGCATACTAGTCCACTTACCTTTCTATGGACTCTACTCAGCTCTCATCATGCATTTCTGCTGGAATGCTGCAATTAAGATCCACACGCATGGCTACTGCACGATGCTTGATGGCCATGTTGCCCCTGAACGCCCAACTTGCCGCTGGACCGGGGGACCAACCTTCGAAGTGAAGAGGTGTGAGACCTTTCAGGATGCTGGATCCGCATGTGATGAGAGCTGTTACCGCCGAGGAATAGCGATGTGGGATGGTTTGATCCTCCGCCCTTGGTGGTACACTAACTGCATCCACAATCTGCTGACCGCGTTCAATCGCAGGGTGGCGACAGCCCGCCATTATCCTACGACCGCACCCACTGGCTTCTGGACATGCTTTGATTATTATCTCAGTTTGTTGCCTAAGGAACTCAAGCCATTGTCACATGAAGAATTTCTGGCCCGGAAGCCCAGGAATGCCCGATTGCGACAACTGTTGGGTGAAGGAGAATGGACAGCGCAATTACAAAGAAGTGTGCGCCACACTCATCCTCTCTTCGTAAAGAAGCAGCTCGAACCCGGACAATTGGTGAAGAACAAACCAAGAATCATTGTCTCAGTGAGTCCCGTCGAGCTGGGTGAGTTTGGTCTGTTAATTGCGCGTATTGAGCACACAATGTCTGGCAGTTATGGTTGGGTCAAGGATTTGACCCTTCCTGAGACTGCTGAGCTCTTGGGTAAGCAGGAACAGCCCCTTGAATCAGGGGATTTCTCTGCTCTGGATTCGTCCCTTGGGCCAATAGCATTTCAATGTGAGCGCTTGCTATTGAGACATTTTGGTGTAGGCAGCGAAGTTTGCGATAACTTCATGCGCTGCGAACAGGATTGGTACGCCTCCTTCCGGTCTTTCAAAGTCCGGATTCAAGGAGCGGTGCGACGGTCTGGTTCTCCCCAGACGTCATGCTTCAACAATGCATTTGTGATCGCCGTTCATCTTTTTCATCAGCTTGAGGCTCATGCCAAAGCTAACAAACAGAGCATTGAATGGGCAATCAGGATGCATTCAGAGGCAAGGTTCATACCATTCCTGGCCAACAATGGTGACAATTGGCATATGGCTAATCATTATCGTGTATGTCCGGTCGACTATCTCCGCTTTGGAATGACACTCACTCAGGATGATGTCTTTACTTTCTGTAAGCATCGTCTTGTCTTTGTGCACGGACAGCCTCGGCTCTGGCGTGAGCCGTTAGCCATGTTGTTGCTTTGGGGTTGGAGTACTGCATGCTATCCGATGCAACTAACGATCGACTATGTTGCAAGTATGTGCATTGGATGCTTGTCATTGTACTATGATGAGCCGTTGGTCGCCGACCTAGCTGCGAAACAGCTTGAGCTCCTCCAACATTCAACCTCAAGCAAGTCACCACTACTCCCTTCTGGGTATTTGCCGTACATGCAACAGATGTACGTTGAACGCTCAGGATTCATAATCCACCATTATCAGGTCACCAGTTATGAAGAAGGTCTCTTGTGTGAAGCTTTTGAACTTCCACTCGCTGCTGTGAGATCTTTGAGGAGTAGTATAGCCAAGTGCACCAATCCCTTTGGCACCATCCGTGCTTCAGAGATACTCTTACTAGGTGGACTTGGCGAGCCCAACAGGACACGGGAGTAGCGACCCCGGGCTAGCCAGCTAAGCGATAAGCTCTAACTCTTCACTATGTCCTCAACTATTGCCAGCGCTGGTGCTCCACCTTTCGCGATTGGAGAATCAGGACGCCAATGGGCCGAAGTTGTTTTGGATCCACTCGATCAAGACAAGCACGTCTTGTCCCCAGGAAATGTGGCATACATTCCTGATGGCACCGGAATACCGAGATGGCTCTTGAAAACCTCTGGACAGATTACATGGCTCGGCTCAACTGCAACCGCAGGCATAATGCAACTGCCTGGATTGCGTAGTCAGCATGGCGATGACTACACCTGGTATGATCTCAATGTCACATATGGCGGTAATCCAATGAGTGGCGAAACCATGACAACTCGTCTTGGCTATCACTGTCGAGAGCATACAGTGATCGATACTCTGTACAACAACTTAACGGACATTCGCCCCGTCTCATGTGCCATTAACATCAATACCGCCGCCTCTGACACCAACTCTCAAGGAACGCTGAATGCTTACATGTCAGAGGTGCCGCTCTACTACACTGATGCAGGTACAACTGCTACTGTGCACTACAATACTACTCCCGCTATTCTCTCTAACAGAGTGACAGACAAGACGTATCTTGTCACCCATGCCCCAGGTGGTGGATTGACTCTTCGTATGCGTGTGACTCCTCATTCCCTTCTTTTTGAGGCGTTGCCGGGTAAAGCTGATGAGACTGCTGCAAGCCGATTACATGGTGACCGCCCAACGGTGGTTTTCTATGGTATTGGTGCTGCTGCGGCCTTGACGGTGACCTGGAATACGCTTTGGGAAGTGAAGGTAACAGAGCCAATTCCCTTCGCAAGTGGTAATACCGCTTGTGAACCAGCTTTTCCTGCCTTGGTTGCGTGGGCTAATGAACAGTCGCTACATGCTAGCGGTCACTCTTTCCTTGGTACTATTGGGAAGCTCGTTGGTTCGGGATTGTCAAAGGTGAGGAATTTGGTTACTGGTGCGGCGTCTTCCATTACAGGCGTCCCAAAATCAACCCTCAATGCTTTAAACCCCATAGGGGCCGTTCAGGACGCACTTACTAAGCAACGTCCTCGTGCGGCCCCTGCTGGTGACACTCACTCGGCTAGTCTTGAAGAAATTCGCGATGCTGAGGAGAACGCTATTGCTGAAGATGCTATGCGAGGTGGTGCCGAACCACCTGCTGTCATCATGGCCCGTTTTCAACGAACTGGTCGTCTAACTCAGGCTCCCCAAACTCAACGCCGCAGGCGGGCACCACAGAATGCTCGTCCGCAACGTGCCCAACCTCGTGGGCAGCGTCGTCGAGGTGTACAATCAGGTCGGGCTGCATCCGGAAGGTCGCGTCGTGGTCGTCGTGGTATTCCGTGGATGTAGATAGTTGTAGTGGTTTTTCTTGCTTAATGCCTTAAAAACAAAAACAAAATAAAAAGTATAAAAATAAAAACAAAAATACAAAACAGAAGCGCAACATGCGTGATACTGCCGAGTTAGCCCTCTCGTTCGACAAAAGGTGCAATGCCGAGTTAGCCCACTCGTTCGACAAAAAGTGCTTCTTGCTATCGCTTATGCTTGCTTATCGCCCAGGCATGCAGTACAATGTGCAAAGTGTCAGATCCTCGTTGGACTGACAGACTCACGTGACACCTAAGCAACTCATTCATGTGAGGATAATCAAAT